AATCTACAATTCCAGTTGCTGGAAGTTTAGACTTAGATTGAAAATCTTTAACTGCTTTAGATGTTCCTGGACCAAAAACTCCATCAGCCTTTAAACCAAGTGCTTCTTGAATCTTTTTAACAGATGAACCTTTTGCTCCTTCTTTAAACTGCTTGAACTCTTTCTTAACTGCAGGAGTTGCAGTTGTTGAAGCAACTGGAGCAGATGCTTTAACTGGAGCATCAGATGATCCAACCTTAGAAAGAAGTGGAAGGTTTTCTTCACCAGCATAAACTGGACGACCCCAACCAACAACAGCATTAACCAACTTAGCCTTATTGTTTTTTACATAAGCACGAGTTTTCTCTACGCACATTCCTCCATTGCGTTGATCTCCCTTTGCAGTTCCTGAAGTGTTTCCTTCAATAACTTGAATAGTTCCATCACCGTTATTCTTAATACAAATACCAACATGAGAAATACGGTTTACACCGTCATCTGGAAAATCAAAATAGATCCAGTCTCCTGGTGTTGGATCATCGTTACGTGCATCTGACCAACGATCATTCTTCTTAAACCAGTCTGCTGCTGCAACAGTTGATGCAGACTTTGGATACTTCTTTGCATCTAAACCAGATGTGAATGCACACCACGAAACAAATGACTGACACCATGGCTGAAAATTAACACCAGTCCACTTTCCATACTTTGTCTCGTTATCTTTTGGACCCTCAATGGTTCCAATTTCTTTCTTTGCAACCTCAATGATTGACTCTAAACTGCCTTTTGCTGCCATTTTTATCTCCTAATATTAAGGGGCAGTTTACAAAGACATACCCAGGTCTCTTATACAATTATAGCCTATATACTACTTTTTAGCAAGTTTGATTTCAATAGTCTTTGGCTTTTTTTCTTCAGGAATAATACGATCTACATTAATATGTAGCATACCGTCCTTCATTTCTGCACCAGTTACTTCCATATATTCTCCAAGAGCAAATGATCGTACAAATTTACGACCAGCAATACCCTTATGAACAACTTCTGCATCTGTTACTTCCACCATTTCACCCTTAATAATTAATGTTCCATTGTCTACTGAGACATTAATATTTTCATTAGAAAATCCAGCAACTGCTATGGATAGTCTATATGTATCTTCATCTAGTTTAAGAAGATCATACGGAGGATACGATTGTGAATTTGTTTTATGTGCTGTATTCAAACGGCTTAACTCTCTGTTAAAGCCAATAAAAAAAGGATCATTGAATAGATCCATTGCATGTGTTACTACCATTTTATTCCCCTTTCAAGCGAATAAGTTAATAGGTCCCATAAGGCGACCTAATACTATTATATCAAATGTTTGGAGCGAAAGACGAGACTTGAACTCGCAACATTCTGCTTGGAAGGCAGAAACTCTACCAATTGAGTTACTTTCGCTTTGCTGGTCTGGCAGGTATCGATCCTGCGACATCCGAATTAACAGTTCGGCACTCTACCATCTGAGTTACAGACCAAAACCAATTAACCTAAAAGACTTACAAGCCTATTAGTTGTAGTTGTTCTTCCTACTGCTTGCTTAGATACTGATACAAAGTAATCGTATGTTGCTTGATATGTACCTTTGTAATTTTTAGCCCAGTTCGCAGAGAATGCTGCAGTTGCTGCAGATGTTCCAACTGATCTACCAACCTGTGTATCAAATGCTCCAAGAGAGTAAAAGTCTACCTCTGGTGCAGCGTTTGAATATGGAGCCATTGCATTGTCTTCTGTTGCTCCACCTACTGCTACAGCCTGTGGAATACATGCTGGGAAATTAATTCTTGAATAGTCTCTCTGGTTTCCAGCAGCAAACATGGTTGCAACTCCAACAGCAGATAACTTATCAATATTTCCAATAAGTTGTGAATGAGTTGCTCTAATTGGACAATAGTTTGGTCCAGTTCTTACACTATGATTTCCCTGTGAAGCAGAAACTGAAACAATATTATACTTTTGCTTGTTAGCAACTACCCAGTCAAGAGCCCTGGTTACTTCATTAATGCTATAAGTGTCCATTGTTCCACGCTTTGTTAAGCCAGCGATTCTTACAAAGATAATATCAACATCTGGATTTACCTTATTAGCAATAAGCGCCATAATAGTTCCATGCTCAAAGCCACCCTTTAGTGCTTGTGCTGATGGAAGAGTTGCTGCTCCAGGACCTTCCTGAAACTTCTGACCATTTGGACAAACCATACTTCCAAGAATACAAACTTCTTGTACAAGTTTTGCCTTTAGTTGCGGAATAGATGAATCAATTGCTGTATCAATAATAACAATTGACTTATTTGGTTGTGCACTTACTGGTTGTAGTAGTACTAAACTAAGTACCGCTATAATTCCCACTGCGACTTTCTTCATTTTTTTGCTCCTTTTATTTTGTTAGTTGTGAATAAAACTTAATGCTTCGTTCTTGCTATCTGTCATCCAAATTGCGGATGAATACCTGATACCGCTTGTTGTTGTTTCTACTCCATGTAAGTTTTTTTTATTTTTAGAATCAAAAACAACCAAATCACACATTGCTGGAGTATGCTTCAACTCTCTATATGGAAAGAAAATATCTCCTCCAGAAAAATCATTATTTAAATATAACACTGCAGAAGCAGTAAATGGCTCCTTATGGCTTACACTATCGTCATGCAAACCCATAGAATATCCTGGCTTGTAGCAAGAAATTCTAAATTCAGAAATATAAAGTTGTTGTGAATAAAACTCCTGAGTTTTTTCTAAAACATTTAATAGTACACTCTGCATTATTTCTATTTTTGGATTAACTACAACCTTTACCATGTCAGTATCTTTGGTACCATAAATGTCTGGTTCTTCATTTAGGACATCAAATGCTTTTGTAATTTTTAAACAAGTTTTATCATCAATAAAATTATTTACTATTACGACTCCAAAATCTTTATTACTACTTGACATGGATCTCCCCCCTCTTCCCACTCTTGCTGTTCTTGTTCATTCATATAAGGATCACCTTCATGAGTATTACAAAAAGGTTCAGTGACCCATCCCCGTTCAATTCCGTTTTCAAGCCAAATCTCAAACTCATCAAAGTTTGACTCTATATTCTGAATGTCCTTTAGGATCTCTTCAAATTCTTCGTTCATGTAATAAGTATACTCCTACGCACTTATGATGTCAACTGGACCCATGCAAGATGGGTTAAATTTAATTGCAGCATTTACTGCTTGCATTACCCTATTCCTTGCATTTTTTTGTTTATCTGTTGCATACAAAACCCCATATGCATATTCTGAACCAGAACCAATAGACATATATGGCAAAGAATATTTAGATAAAGACATATCTCCAGAACTATGTTCGTAGATTTCTCCACGAATACCAATTATTAAACTAAGTTCACCTTCTTTGGATGTATCAATCCAAAACTCATTGTAAAATTCACGAAGTTCTTTAATAAACTTAGTGTGCATAAACTTGTCTGTATCTTTAATGTTAGGTGCTGATGGTCTGAAATTATGTCTGATTCTGTCACCGTCCATTGATCCAGCATAACCAATTAAGTACGGTCCAACTTTCCAAACCTTTGGTGATTCAAGTGAAAGAATAACTCCGTCATCTGATGCTCCACGATCTCCTGCCATATAAACTTTATCTTCATGGCGTAGAGCAACAATGCAAGTCATGACAAACCCCTCCCAGATTAGGTATATTTAAGTATACCAGTTCCCAGAAGGGGTGTCAAGTAATATATTATTTATTCAATAAAATCATCAATATCATCAAGATCATCTACAACACTATTAGTCATAGGCTCAGATACTTGATTAGGCTGTGAGTTATCTGAACCCCCGCCATTTTTGCCAATTAAAATACCAGCAAGTGTGCCAGTAATAAATGTTGCAACAGATGACAACACATTAAAGAACATCTTATCATTTTCTGACTGCTCACCAATTGGTTGTGTTACAAAAACAAGGGCATACAAGATTCCCATTGTTGTAAACAACAAGATTGTTCCTAGTGTCATACCAAGAAAAAACTTTAGTCGTGCATCTAGTTCATCTGATGTATATCTTTTTTTACTCATTTACGCTACCCTCCGTAGGAT